AAGTATATTAAATAAACTAGGTGAGAAAAAAGGGTGGCAAGGTATACCAACTAAATCAAATCCAGATAAACCTAGAATAAATTTTAATAAAGCAATCTCATCTATTGGAACTGATGAAGGTGCGTTTCAACCTAATATAATAGATATAAATGTAATTGATTCAGAATTAGATATTAATGATCAAACTAAAAATATGCTTCAACGTGAAAGAGCAGATGATCCTAAAAATAACAAAATGGACGAGCAAGAAATAGATAGCAAACCAATGAATCCTGAATCACTACAAAGCCAACGTGAAAAACTAAGAGCAATAACCAAAGAAAAATCAGATAAATTAAAGGAATTTCAAAAAATAATTTCAGGTTTTAAGCTTATCCGTGAAGCAGGTGCAACAGATCTAGGAAGTATAAATGACCAAGTTGCCCGAATTAATGCTGATGATACAAAAGATAAGATGGGAGTAACTACCCCACCAACAGATGCAGCTTCGGATGCTTTTCAAGCAGATCAAAAGATGAAAGATTATAACAAAGTAAATGAAGATGAAAATCTTTTTAGAGGGTCTAGGAATAAAGATACAGAAGTAGAACTACTTGGGGGTATATCATACCCTGAAGATCCTATTATGTCTTTAGATGATGATCAAGGTGGGGAATATACAGGCCAAGACTATACAATTTCAGATAATAGTGAAGGCTTCAGTTTCTTTAGAAGTTTATTTACTAATGAAGATCCTGATACAGATATTGATGATTATATAGATGAGGGTATTGATTACTTTGCAGATGAGGCCAACCCTTTAGGTGGAGAAGCTGATCCTAATAAAGATGTATTAAACTTTGAGCATGGTGGAACACCTGAAGCAGACTTTGATGGTAAAGAAGAAGATGCAGGTGATCCTCCTCCTTTAGCTACACCTAAAGAAGTAGCTGATGATATACCTGCCATGTTATCCGAGGGTGAATACGTACTACCTGCTAATGTTGTAAGGTATATAGGACTAGAGCGTGTTATGGGTATGCATCGTCAGGTATTATCAGAGATACAACAGATGGAAGATCTAGGTATGATCCAGAATGTTGATAAGAATGGTGAGCCTGAAGAAGATGACAAAGAGATGAAGTTTTTAGAATCAGAAAAACCAGAAGAAGGTGAAGAAGATATCTCTAAAGGTACAATTATTATCGCATCATCTAGACCAACAGGTATAATGTCTAAAGAGCCATTGAAGTTTGCTCCTGGTGGTTCATCATCTGGTGATGATGGTTCTGGTGGTGGTGTTGGAAATCCTAGTGGTGGACCAAATGATGCCAGTGAAGCTACAGGAGGTCCAGAAGGTCCAACAGGTGAAATGGGTGGTACAGCACCAGCAGGTCCAAATCAACCAGGAGGCCCATCAAGTCCTCCAACAGAAAAAGATGGCGGCAATGAAAAAGATAAAGCAGAGACACAACAGCTAGATACACCACCTAATGAAAAACAGAGTGTGATGGCTGAAGTATATGATATGTTATCTACGGCGTACGATGCACTTGGTCTTCAAGGGACTAAAGACGATAGAGAAGCAGCAGAAGCAGAAGCAAGTCAACCTGGAGATATGGACCCAAATTTAGAACTAGAAAACAACTTAGATAATACAATAAAACCTGAAGAGATTGAAACAACAAGTTTAGATGATGATCATATATTTATCTCTGGCGTAGGATATGTACCTAGAGGTAAAGTAATAGAAGGTTTAATGTCTCCACAAGTTTAGGGTCATTAAACATAACGGGCTACCTTCTACCCTTTTCATGGTGAAAAGCTACTAGATGCCCCCAAAAGAAAGTAAAGTAAAAATGGAATCAGTAACACAAGAAATTAAAAAAACCCCTATGAACTTACGATATAAAAGAGAATCTATTGAAGACGTAGATAAAGAAATAGAAGAACTGGAATCTCAACGTAACCAAGAAGAATCAGTAACAGAAGCAGAAGAAAATTTAGACCCCGAAGAAAAAACATTTAAAAAACGATACGGGGATCTTAGGAGACATAACCAACAGGTACAAGAAATACATACAAGTGAATTACGTAAACTACAAGAACAAGTTGAAGGTCTAACACGTAAGCAGGTAAAGTTACCTAAAACTGATGAAGAGTTAGAGGCATGGTCTGAAAAATATCCAGATGTCGCTAAAATAGTAGAAACTATTGCAACAAAGAAAGCCGTAGAAGCTCGTAAAGATGTAGATGAGAAACTTAAATATGTTGATGAGTTGCAAATTAAAGTTAAAATGGAAAAAGCAGAGAATGAGTTAGAAAAACTTCACCCAGATTTTGCTGACATACGGGCAGATCAAACTTTCCATAATTGGGTTGCAGATCAACCTAAGTGGATACAGGAGGCATTGTATGAAAATGACAATGATCCTAGAGCAGCAGGTAAAGCAATTGATCTTTATAAACTAGAAACTAAAAAAACTAATTCTCCCAAATCAAACAAAGATGCAGCTAAAGCAATTTCTAAAACTTCTAGATCAGGAGAACCTGTAAATTCCGATAGAAATATCTGGTCTGAGTCAAGGGTAAAGAACTTAACAGGTGAAGATTGGGATAAATATGAAGAGGCAATCTCAGCGTCAATAAAAAATGGTACATTCGTGTACGATTTAACGGCAGGTGCAAGATAAAGTACTTGACAAGTTAAATTAAATATGTTATACTTGGTACAATTAAAAAACTAGCTATTAACATAATAACAATAGCTAGTTTCTTTTAGGAGCCTCTTTTATAGACTACCTCCTACTTATGCTAACTTCTAAAAGTATCAACTACCTACACTCGTTAGGCCAGGATTTTCCTTAACCCTAAAGATGTAGCCTTGAAACTGTCAAAGTTGGTTCGTTTCGTATTATAGCCGAAAGGAGAAAACCAAATGGCTTTTAAGACTGCAACTGGTTACGGAAATCTACCTAATGGTAACTTCTCACCTGTAATTTACAGCAAGAAGGTACAGTCAGCTTTTCGTAAAACTAGTATATGTGAAGATATTACCAACAGTGATTACTTTGGTGAGATCGCAAATTTTGGTGATACAGTACGTATCATTAAAGAGCCTGAAATAACGGTTCAAGCATACTCTCGTGGTACTCAAGTACAACCACAAGACCTAGAAGATGATGACTTTACTCTAGTCGTTGATAAAGCTAACTACTTTGCTTTTAAAATTGACGATATTGAAGAAGCTCATTCTCATGTAAACTTTGAGTCAATGGCTAGTGATCGTGCTGGTTATCGTCTTAAAGATCAATTTGACCAAGAAGTACTAGGTTACTTATCTGGTTTTAAACAAGCTGCAATTAGTGGTAATCCTAATACTGCAAGAGTAGCTGCTGATAAATCAGGTACTGATCCTGTTGATACGGCCGCAGCAGACGGACTATTAGACTCAATGCTACTTGATCGCGCCAACTTTATTGCTGGTGGTACAGTAACACATTCGATAGCATTATCTGCAGCAAATGCATCTGCTAATGCTACACCTTTAGGTGTTCTTAACAGAATGGCTCGTTTACTCGATCAACAAAATGTTGACCGTGATGGACGATGGGTTGTTGTAGATCCAGTGTTTGCTGAACAACTCAATGATGAAAATTCTAAATTGTTAAACAACGATTTTTCTTCGGGAAGCCAAGATGGATTACGTAATGGTAAGATCCTTTCTGGTATGATTCGAGGATTTAGAATCTATTCATCTAACAATTTACCTTCAGCAGGAACAGGGCCAGCAACAGTTGCTACTGGTGGTTCAGGCACTAACTTTGGTGTAATTGTTGCAGGGCATGACTCTGCTGTTGCTACAGCTTCTCAAGTTGAGAAGGTAGAATCATATCGGGATAATGACAGCTTTGCTGATATTGTTCGTGGTATGCATTTGTATGGTCGCAAGATCCTTCGTCCTGAAGCTCTTGTTCGTGCCAAATACAACTTGTACTCATAAGGGGGGATAGAACATGGCTACTTTTAATTTAACTGCCGCCTCTACCAAAGGAGTAGGAGCAGATAGCAGTGGTCTTCCATCACATTATGGAAATAATCCTATGTATCAAATTGAGGCATTTTTGGATATTCCTAAATTTATTGTTGCTGGTAATACTGTTGCTAACGGAGACATCTTTCAGATGTTAAAAATTCCTGTCGGTGTTATAGTATTTAATGCTGGTCTTCAAATTGTAACGCCGTTTACGGCTAGTGTTACAGGAGACTTAGGAGGCATAACTGGGGCAGATAAAATTGTAGATGGTTTTGATATGACTAGTGCTGCTGGGACTTTTGGTGTCGCTGGTACTAATGGACAAACCAATCTACTAATTACCAACGCTGCTTCAACGTATGTTCAACTTGTCGGTACTGAAGATACGATTGATCTTACATTAGCAGGAGCTGCGGCTGCTGTAGGCGTAGTAAGGGTTTATGCTCTACTTATTGATTGCAATACAAACGGAGGTACTCCTTCCGCTGCTGCAAGAGATATTTTAGCATAATAAAGTATTGTGGGGTAGTTCTTTATAGGGGCTACCCCCTTCTTTAATTTGGATATGATATGACCACAACTTTTATCACATTAGTTAATGATACGCTAAGACGATTGAACGAAGTTGAATTAACGGCAACAAACTTTCCAAACGCTAAAGGTTTTCATGCCCAAGTTAAAGATGCAGTAAATTCATCTATACAAGAAGTATCCCAAAGAGAGTTTGAATTTCCTTTTAATTTTTCTGCGGGTAGTCTAACTTTAGTAGTAGGTACGCAGGAATATTCCTTGGCTTCTAATTTTAAAATAGCTGATTGGGATTCATTTAGAATTAATTATGATGCTAGTAATAACTTTTCTGCTAGACATTTAAAGTTGATTGATTATGATACCTTTATAAAGAAATTCTTTCAGAGTGATTCTGAAGCAGGTACAGGTGATTTTGATCAACCTATATATATATACAGAACTTTAG